CCCGGAACCCTGACCGGCAGACCTACGGGGGCAGGGTGGCGCAGATCGCCGAGGCGCTGGGCACGCCGCTGATGCCGTGGCAGCGGTACGTCGCCGACGTCGCGCTCGAGGTCGACCCAGCAACGGGCCTGCTCGCCTATCAGACCGTGGTGCTCACCATCCCGCGCCAGCAGGGCAAGACGACGCTGATCCTTCCGGTGTGGGTGCACCGGGCGACGCAGTGGCCGGATCAGTCGGTCGTGTGGACGATGCAAAACGCCCTCGCTGCTCGCAAGAAATGGCAGGACGAGCACGTGCCGATCCTGAAGAAATCGCCGCTGTGGAAGACCGTCGAGCGTGATCGTCGCCAGCCCGGCGCCGAGGCGGTCATGTTCAAGAACGGTTCGATCCAGCAGCTGGTCGCCGGGACCAAGTCGGCCGGGCACGGCATGGTCGTCGACCTGGCCGTGGTTGACGAAGCGTTCGCGTACCCAGACGATCGGATGCAGCAGGCCATGCGGCCAGCCATGCGCACCCGTAAGCAGCCGCAGATGTGGCTGGTGTCCACAATGGGCACCGCCGAGTCCACGTGGTTCCATGGCTGGTGCGACGCCGGTCGAGCGGCGGTGGAGTCGGGCAAGCCGGGCCCGGTGGCCTACTTCGAGTGGTCCGCCGACGAGGACGCCGATCCGGCCGACCCGACGACGTGGTGGTCGTGCATGCCGGCGCTGGGGCACACGGTGACCGAGGACGCCATTCGCAGCGAGTACGAGCAAGCGATGATGACCCCCGATGGTCTGTCGGGCTTTCGTCGGGCGTCGCTGAATCAGCGCACTCACGCGCGCGTCGATCCGGTGTTCCCGCCGGACGTGTGGGCCGCAGCGGCCGATCCGACGTCAACGATTGACGGACCACTGGTCCTTGCGGTGGACATGCCGCCGGACCGGGCTTGGGTGACGCTCGCTGTTGGTGGTCGTCGCCCGGATGGGTTGACGCACGTTGAGGTTGTGGACCGCCGACGCGGTACGGGCTGGATCTCTGCGGAGGTTGCGCGGCTGCTGCAAGTGCACGACATCCGCCATGTCCTGCTGTCCGCCGGTGGCCCCGCTGGTGGCGTCCTGCCGGACGTGCAGGACGGGTGCCGCCAGGCCAGGCCGGGTGATGCCGAGGTGCTGCGGCTGGTGACTGGCGGCGAGTTCACGTCGTCATGTGGCCGTTTCTTCGATCTTGTGACCGGCGACGGGCTGCGTCATCTCGGCCAGGACGAGCTCGACGTCGCGATCGCCGCTGCGGCGCGCAGGGCGACGGGTGACGCTTGGCGCTGGGCCCGGCAGTCAACCGACGTCGACATATCGCCGCTGTGCGCCGTGTCGATGGCCGCTTGGGCGGTTGACGCCTTGCCAACGGTTGTCGTCCCGTCGCAGTCGACCCCGTTTGTGTTGGTCGGCTGATGCGTCCGTGGTGGCTGGTGGTTTGGGCGGCGTTGATGCTGCCGGTCGGGTGCGGCTGTCTGTTCGGTGTGGCCGGTGTGGGTGTCGCTGCGTTGGTCGAGGCGGCGTTGTCTGCCGGCTGGGCGTGGCTGTTGGTCTCGAGGAGTGTCGATGGGTCTGCGTGACGGTCTGGTCCGGCTTGCCGGCGTTGACGTGCAGGAGCGTGCGTTCCCGCCGGGCTGGCTGGCGAATCAGTTGCAGATGATGCGCTATCAGGGCGCGACCTATTTGCCGACGACGACGTGGGGACCGGACGAGTCTCCGTTGCTGTCCGGCGAACGTGCGGCGCTCACGTCGAACGGGGTGGTGTACGGCATCTTCCGTACTCGCGCCGATCTGTTCGCCCAGGGCCGGTTCGTTTGGAGGCGGTTCGGGTCGAGCTCGAGGCCGATGTCGGCGGACATCTTCACCGACGCCGGGTTGGCGGTGCTCGATCATCCGGCGGCGATCTTGGAGCGTTGCGAACTCGACGTGGCGTGTACCGGCGCCAGCTATTGGGTGCTCGACGGCGGCGAGTTGCGCAACTTGCCGGCCGAGTTCTGCACGATCGTGTCGGGGTCGGATCGTTACCCTGCCGACCCGCAGCTGGCGTGGGATGCACGCAAGGTCGGGCTCATCTATCAGCCGCCGGGTGGCGAGCCGGAGGTGTGGCCGTGGGCCGAGGTCGGCGCATACATCCCCGAGGCTGACCCGTCGGCTCGGTGGCGTGGCATTTCGTGGTTGCGTCCTGCGATGGAGGACGTGGCCGGCGACAACGGTGCACGCCGCTTCTTGACCCGGTTCTTCGACAACTCGGCGACCCCGAACTCGGTTGTGGTGTTCCCGCCGGACATGATGCGCGAAACGGTCGAAGCTTTCCGGGACGTGTTCCTGCAGAAGCACCAGGGCGTCGAGCAGTCGTTCCGCACGGCGTTCTTGGGTGGCGGCGCCGACCTGAAAGTGATCGGCTCGACGATCAAGGATCTCGACACCGAGTCGGTGCGCACGCAGGTCCACAAGGACATTGCTGCTGCGGCCGGTGTCCCGGTTGTCGCCGCCGGGATCGAGCAAGGCACCTACGCCAACAGCAAAGAGGCGAACCGTGCGCTCGCCGACCGCAAGATCCGTTACCTGTGGTCTCGGGCGGTGGATGCGTTCCGGCCGTTGGTGACGGCACCGTCGAACGGCGAGCTGTGGGTCGACGTGTCTGGCGTGTCTGCGTTGCAGGCCGATGCGCTTGACGATGCGTCGGTAATGACGCAGCAGGCGCAAACGATGCGCACCCTGGTCGATGGTGGATTTGTTCCATCCAGCGTCATCACAGCCGTGACGACTGGAGATATGTCAAAGCTGGTGCACACGGGCCAGCTTTCTGTGCAGCTTCAGACTCCTGGCACTGGAGGAAATGTCAATGGCTGACCGCACGCACGACCGTATGGTCGGCACGGATGACGGGTGGGAGGTTCGGGCCGCCCCCGACGGCGATGGTTTGACGATCGCTGGTTACGTCGCCAAGTTCAACGAGCGCACACAGATCAGCGATTTCCTCGGCGACTACGTCGAGCAGATCAAGCCGGGTGCGTTCACGCGCACGCTCGCCGAGCGTGGCGCGTCGAAAGTCAAGATGCAGTTCAACCACGGTCACGACGCCACGTTCGGGATGCTGCCGATCGGGGTGTGGACATCGCTGCGCGAGGACCGTAAAGGGCTGTGGGCGGAAGGTCGGATTCACGACAACTGGCACACGTTGCCGATCCGTGCGGCGATCGAGTCCGGTGCGCTCGACGGGATGTCGTTCCGGTTCAAGACGATCGCCGAGGAGTGGCGGGCAGCGAAGGACGACCAGTCCCTGGACGAGCGGCTGTTGACCGAGGTGGCGTTGTTCGAAGCCGGGCCGGTCGTCAACCCGGCATACGAGGGCACCACGGTCGGGGTGCGCATGGCGGCACTCGACATGCTCCGCGGCCTGGACCGGTCGCACAACGACCCTCCGCCCTCGTTGTGCACTACGCTGGTGGACGATCAGCCCGTCGCCCCGGTTGGCGACAGCGGACCCGAAAGGGCCGAGGCCGATGCCCCGGATGGCATCACCCGGCGAGAGATGCGCCAGCAGGCGCTGACCCGTTTAGGAGCGATGCAATGACCCGTATCGAGGCGCTTGCCGCCGCCATCAACGACAAGGCCGAACGGGCGAACGCCCTGCGGCTGATCCTGTCCGACTACGCGACCCGTGACGGCGAGCCGTCCGCCGAGGAGCGTGCCCAGTTCGCCGCCGATCTCGCTGAGTTCGACGCCGCCGGCCCGGAGCTCGACGCCATGCGTTCCGAGCTCGCCCAGCTCGAGGCGGTCGTGTCCGCCCCGGAGCAGGCCCGTGAGGTGGTGCAGTCCCCGACGATCATGGTGCGCAAGGCGAACCCGATCGCCGACGAGACCGTGCAGTACGGGCCGGTCGATCAGGTGCGTGGCGCTGCTCGCACCGCGATCGAGCATCTGCCGGTCACCGAGGATCACGTGCGGGCCCGCCTGTACGAGACCTTGGAGCGGGCTGATGATGCCGGCGGTCGTCTGGCCCGGCACATGATCGCTGCGAGCCGTCCGGCCTATCGCAGCGCTTTCGGAAAGCTGATCTCCGGTCAGAGCTTCGCGCTGACCCCCGAGGAGGCCCGGTCGGTGGAGCATGTGCGTGCCGCATCGCTGACCGACTCGGCCGGTGGGTACGCGGTGCCGACGGTGCTGGACAGCACCCTGCTGGTCACCGGGGCGCACGATGGTGTGCTCGGCAACCCGATCCGTCAGCTCGCGAACGTGGTGCAGACCACCAGCGACAACTACAACGTGAACTCGACGGCCGGGATCACCGCCGCCTGGGCGGCCGAAGCGGCCGAGTCGAGCGACAACGCCCCGACGATCGCGCAGACCACGATCACCCCGATCCGTGCGCAGGCGTTCGTGCCGTTCAGCATGGAGATCCAGCAGGACTGGGCCGGCATGGAAGCCGAGATGCGCCGGCTGTTCATGTTCGCCCGCGACGACCTCGAGCTGTCCGGGTTCACGACCGGCAACGGCAGCAACCAGCCGCTCGGTGTGGTGTACGACTTGTATACGAACTACAGCGGCCAGGTGGTTGCCAGCGCCACCACCGACACGTTCGCCAAGGCGGACCTCACGGCGCTGATCCAGAAGCCGGCCGCCCGCTACCGGGCGAACGGTGCGTTCGTGGCGAACGAGCTCACCTATGACGCTGTCCGGGCGTTCACGAACACCGGCGGCGCCACCATCTGGACCCAGCTCGATGCTGCCCGTCCGGCCACGATCTACGGC